ATGGTAAACTATATGCTATTGTTGAAGAGATACAATCAGACGTAACCAGAACTTATGAAAACTTATTAGATTTCGCAAAACCAGAATATGCGTATGGCACACCAGTAGAGTATGGTGGAATACCAGAATTATTTTCTGGTGCTATTGATACGGCTTTGAGAGGTAACGATCCATATCTGACCAGAACTTTTTCTGGTGGAGCGAGACCCACGGACAAACGACCAATAAGAACTCTTAACACAACTATGGGCGATTTTACAGGCAGAGATAGTCCTAGTAGTTATAGATTATTTACACCAAGTGAGAAAAATAAAATTAGAGTTCTTGATGCTATGGATCAAGAAATGTCAGATGATGACGCTCCATCACAATTTAATCAAGATTTAACAAGAAAAAGAAAACTTTTTCAAGAAGCAGAAAAGAAAGTAAATCTAGCAAAAGAAGAGATAGAAAAAATAAATAATCAGATAGAAAGATTTCAAACCACTAGAACTGCTCCCATGGAGATATCTAAGATACAAAATGTAACTCTAGATGATTTGAAAACTTTAAGAAAAACTTTACCTAAAAATGTTATGAGTTATGTAAAAGCATACGCTAAACAAAAAGAGGAAGGATCAGTTAGTGGCAGACAAGTAGACACTGAAAGACTAAATAAAGCAGAGTCTATGCTAGAAAGTATTTTGTTTACAGATACTGACTATAGCACGATGGCAGAAAACTTTATAGAAGGTCTCGAAGCCATGGATGGATTTGAGGGAACACAATTTGCTAATGATCCTCGTCAAGAAGCCATGAGGGAGTTTGATGGTTTTCAAATGGCACAGAATGGCGAGTTTGCTAAACCAGCACCAGATAGATTAGCGGCAATAATTTTAAAAGAATTAGGACGTACTAAATTAAGAACACCAGTTTCTGACAGAACTAAAAAAGTTGCAGCAGCCGCTCCTAAATATAATTTACAAGGAAAACTTCGTCTTAATGATTATAATTTAACTGGAGATCAAAACGAGGCTTATATAAGTCAACTTGGTTTTCCAATAGAGTATAATGAGAAACGAGGACAATCAACTCTTGTAAAAACTCTAGTGGGTCACATGCCTCTTAGATCAAACTATCAAGGGATGCCAGGTGATAGTTATAGCGATCTTGGTAAACAAACTAGTGATGTAGGAGAAACTAGAGATTTTAGAAGAGCGGGTCTCATGTACGCTCATGGCAAGGAAGAAAGAGAAATAAAAGATTCTTATATAAGCAGTCCAGAGGGTTTTTTTGAGGCACTACTAGATCAAAACTTACAAGAAAAGGGTTATAATTATTCAGAAACAACGTCTCTCTTAGCAGATTCTACTAGTGCTTTTAGACAAGAAGCAGACTCTGATTTTGGTTTTCGTGGCTCAATAAGTGAAGAAGATCTAACAGATGCAATAATTAAAACAATGCAATCTACTTTAGAAAGAGGTGTAAACGAAGCCGTTAATGAACAAGCCTTGAATGTTATAAGACATGAAATCGGATCATACATGGCTAATAAATTTAAAACAGAGCTTTCTTCAATAGATTTTGATGCAATACAAGACAGACACGCTGACGAAAGTGCTCTAAGAGAAGGAGCACGAGACAGAGCAATAGGACGATTTCCTGCATATTTTAATCATAAATATGATAAAATTTTGTCAGATATAGAAAACTTAATACCACCAAAAGTAAAAAAAGATATAGAAAAAGAATTGTCTAGAATCATAGATAACGTATCAGATAGCATAGGTTTTGTTCCAGAAGATGGTAATTATAAAGAGTATATGGAGGAGATAGACACTCAAAAACAACGAACAATAGGAGCACAGACTGTTAATAAATACTCAAAACAACTTGGATTAGATAATAAAGATGCTTTGAAGAAAAAACTTTTAATCGGATCTATGTTGAGAAATGAAAAGGTATATGCGTATTCTGGTGTACAAGGAGGTATGCGAGAGAAAAAAGAGAAAAGATTAGAACAAGATGATTCTCTTTTGAATAGGTTTATTAGAACTTTACCCACAGGCGTAGAGGCAGATCGACTTCGCCAAATACAGTTAAGATTGGCTCCAGTGCCGTATGAGGAAAATGATTACAATCCTGGTAGCAGTTTTAGTGGATACCGTCCAAGTTTAACAAGTGTGTATAAATTATTTCTTACACCTAGTTACAAAGGTTTCTTAGAGGGTGATAAAGTTAGAGCAGAAAAAATATTAAAGCAAAAAACAAATCTTGAAAAACAACTACCTGCTCTTGAAAAACAAATGAAAGACAATGAAGTCGGTGCAGATAACAACAAAGAAATAGATAGGAGATTTAAGAAACTATACGACCAAATCGGAAAAAAAGCAAAAGAATACAATTATGCTCCTAGTGAATTAAGAGAAGCAGCTATGAGATTATATGCTCACATTAACGATAACAAGAAATACACTAGATCACCGAATAATGCTACTATGGCACAGACATCAAGAGGTCTATTACAATCTTTAATTCATAAATTAACAGACCCTAGATTTGAAGAGCTATATAAAGAGCCTATTGCTGGTATAGTCGTTCCACACAGAGAAGATCAGTGGACATCAAGAGCAAAAGAGGATACCACTGTACAAGGACTTAAGAAAACTTTTGGATTAGGAACGTATGGTAGTACGTTAGATACCGTGGCAAAAAGATTTGAAGACGCTGGTGCAACAGTTGACAGAGATAGAATATTTGAAATGGTTTCTGCGGATAATACTAGAAGAGCACAGTTGAACAGACCAGTACAATTTGTTATTGATCTATCACCTGGATCAAAAGGAAGAAAATTAGCAGAAGGTAAATTTACTTTTAGAGCAAAAGGTGGTTATATAGATCTTAGGAGAAAGGCAAGTTAATGGCAGAACAACCAAGAGACATTGCAGGCATGGTCGAAAAAGCTATGGGAGCAGGTGGTGAACCTGTGCCCATGGAAGAACAACTCGCTTTACAAATACAAGATGATGTTGATGAGCTACCAGAGGGTATAGAACTTGACATGGGTGAAGAACAAATCCCAGTCATGGCAGAACCATACATTCACGATGCTAACCTTGCAGAAGTTATAGAAGAAGGTGTGTTGGCTTCTATTGCATCTGATCTACAATCAAAAGTAAAAGAAGATTTAGAGTCAAGACAAGACTGGGAAGAAGCAATCGCCAAGGGTTTAAACTTGCTTGGCATCAACTACGAGGACAGAAGTGATCCGTTTCTTGGTGCAAGTGGTGTAACACATCCACTATTGTCAGAGGCAACAACACAGTTTCAATCACAAGCATACAAAGAAATGTTACCAAGTGGCGGCCCAGTAAAGACACAGATACTTGGTGTTGCTACAAAAGAAACAGAAGATCAAGCACAAAGAATTAAAGATTACATGAACTATCAGATTACTGAAGTCATGGAGGAATACGATCAAGACACAGACCAGATGTTGTTTTATTTACCACTTACTGGTTCTACATTTAAAAAAGTGTACTTTGATCCTACGAAACAAAGAGCGGTATCTAAGTTTGTACCAGCAGAAGATTTAATAGTTCCGTACTCTGCTTCTGATATTAGAACGGCAGAGCGAGTTACACACATGGTGCGAATGAGTTATAATGATATCCGTAAACTACAAGTTGCGGGAGTGTATAAAGATGTTGAATTATCTAAAACAGATTCTGGAGAGGACGAAGGAGCTATCCAAGAAACTACTGATGACCTTCAAGGATTACATCCTAATTACTCAGACGACAGTTACACCTTACTTGAAGTCCATGTTGACTTGGACTTGGAAGGCTTTGAAGATATGGATAGTCAAGGGCAGCCTTCGGGTATTATGCTCCCTTATATTGTCACCATCGATCAAAATTCAAATCAAGTTTTATCAGTGGTTAGAAACTTTAGAGAACAAGATCCGTTAAAAAGAAAGAGACAATACTTTGTTCATTTTAAGTTTTTACCAGGTTTTGGCTTTTATGGCTTTGGTTTATTACATACAATAGGTGGATTATCTCGTGCAGCCACATCTATTTTGAGACAGCTAATAGATGCGGGCACATTATCAAACTTACCAGCTGGATTTAAGGCAAGAGGTGTTAGGATCCGAAATGATGACGAGCCTTTGAACCCAGGTGAGTTTAGAGATATAGATGTCCCAGGTGGCGATTTGAAAAACTCTATCATTCCCCTTCCGTACAAAGAGCCATCTGCGACACTCGCACAGCTTTTAGGTGTGGTTGTTGACTCTGGTAGACGTTTTGCACAAGTTGCTGATGCAAAAATAGCAGATGTTAACTCACAAGCACCAGTTGGAACTACAGTTGCGTTAATAGAACAAGGTTCTAAGATTATTTCTAGCATACACAAGCGTTTGCACTACGCACAAAAACAAGAATTTCGTATGTTAGCAGAGATTTTTTCGGAAAATCCAGTGCCTTATCCGTATTTTGTAGGAAATGTTGCACCACAAATCATGCAAAATGACTTTGATGGTCGTGTAGATATACTTCCAGTGTCAGACCCAAACATATTTTCTATGTCACAACGTCTGTCATTGGCACAAACACAGTTGCAACTAGCACAAGCTGCACCACAAATACATAATCAGTACGAGGCATACCGAAGAATGTATGATGCACTTGATGTAAAGAACATTGATGGCATTTTACCGCCACCACAACCACCTGCACCAGTAGATCCAGCGACAGAAAACGCTAATTCTATGAAAGGTGCACCACTTCAAGTGTTTCCAGAACAAGATCACGAGGCACATTTGGTGGTTCATGCTTTATTTTTGTCAAACATGGTGGCACAAACCAACCCACAAGGGTTTTTGTTGCTACAATCTCATGTTCAAGAACATGTTAGTGCGTTAGCAAGAGATCAAGTGACTAAATTCTTCCAAACAATGATACAAGAAGCAGTGGCTAGGGGTGAACAACCACCACAAATCGCACCACAAGCTGTTGAAGCAGCAATATCGCAACAAATTGGTGAAATATTGAAAGAAATCATGCCTGCTATCGAACCTGCACAGAAACCAGACCCACTTGTAGCAATTAGAGAGAAAGAATTAGAGAACGACACTGCCGAGCTACAAAGAAAATCTATAAATGACATGATGAACTTCCAGATTGACGCAGCTAAACTACAACAAGCGTATGAATTAGCACAACAGAGAACTAACACTCAAGAACAAATCGCAGAAGACAGAAATGATGTAAATATCTATAGAATAAATACGCAGGCCTCTTTAAAAGGTAGGTAAAAATGGATCCAGTCACTATATCTCTCGCTATGGGCGTGGCTTCCAAAGCATTTGACGCAATTAAGAAAGGATTTGCAGTCGGTAGAGATATAGAACAAATGTCTGGAGACATTGGTAGATGGATGGGAGCTGTATCTGATGTTGATAACGCTGAAAAACAAGCAAAAAATCCTCCGTTGTTTGGTAAACTTTTCAAAGCTGGGTCTATTGAGGAAGCAGCTCTCTCTGCTTATGCAGCCAAGAAGAAACTTGAGGAACAAAGGTACGAACTCAAGATGTTTTTGAATATGACGTATGGCCCACAAGCGTATGATGATCTGTTAAAGATGGAAGGACAGATACGAAAAGAACGTCAACAGACGATTTACAAACAACAACAACTTAGAAGACAGATAGGCGAAGCTATAACTTGGTTTATCGTGGTAGCTATAGTTGGCGGTTTCGCAGTTTTAGTTGCAGGTATATGGATGAAAAAAGCAAAAGCAGAGAACTATATACAGATGACAGAGGGTTACAAATTCAAACCTAGAGACTACACAAACCAACAAAAAATATGGCAAGGTAAAAAAAAACGGTTAAGTATACAACTTGTAGACTTAAGAAAAGAATTACGTCAAAATACACAGATAAAAGAGCATGTATCTATCAAGGGGGTAACAAAACTTTTACCATGTTGATTGAGAGTTGGTGTCCAAAAAAGTATAAATGTGTGTATGATCCCAATGGCACTGAACCAGATATCGATAAAGTCATGGAAAGTTTACGAAGTATAGGTAGGAAATGACACAGAAAAAACTACAAAAAGACTCTATTTTAAATCAATACGATCTTGATGGTGACAACACAATCACAGACGAAGAGCTTCAAAGAGCTAAAGAAATCAAAGAAACAGAGACAAAACTACGCAAAAATCTTGCACAATTACGCATGGCTAGATACACTCTTATAGGTATGGGAGTTTTTACAGTTGCAATGTTCATAGTTCCTATAGAGCGTGTGCAGGCGTTGGCAGATATAAGCAACCTATTTTATATATCAGGTGCTGGTATAGTGGGAACTTATATGGGAACAAGTGCATACATGGCAAAGAACGGAGTTAAATAATGTTACAAGCGTTGATAGGTCCAGTTACTGGACTACTAGATAAGTTTATACCAGATGCAGACAAAAAGGCAGAACTTGCTCATAAGATAGCCACCATGTCTGAAAGACATGCTCAAGAGTTGGCACTCGCTCAGATAGAAGTTTTAAAAGAAGATGCCAAAGGTAACTGGTTTCAATCGTCCTGGAGACCCTTGATTGGCTGGATCTCAGGACTCAGCCTTGGTATAAATTACATGGTATCGCCAATTTGTGCTGGTTTTGGAATTACAATACCACAAGCAGACATGTCTGTTATGATGCCTTTGATGTTTGGTATGCTCGGAATCGGCGGAATGAGGAGCTATGATAAGATGAAAAAGACGGATACAAAGAAATGACAAGAATAAACTTAGAGTTATTTAAATTTTTTAATAAGATAGGTAATTATTTTTATCGCAAACATGTAGAGGGAATCAAACGAAGTGTCAGAAGATGATATTTGTTACATACATAAGATAGCATATACTAAAACAGTAACAGAAGAGCCAATACCTTTTGCAGGTGTCGTAAAACTTGTTACATACAAATGTCCTATGTGTGCTCATCCCATAGAAGGAACTGAATATGAAAAAGAAAGATCCTAAAGTTGGAACTGGCAAGAAACCAAAAGGTTCAGACAG